ACCGGTATCCATCCAGTCGCATGACGAGAACGGCGAGGCTGTGACCATCGACCCGGATGACCTGAAGAAGCCGCTGGAGAAGATGAACAAGGCAGAGCTTTCCGCGCTGGCCAAGCAGTCGTGGGACAAGGAGCTTGACCCGGCCATGAACAAAAAAACCATGATCGACCAGATCGAGGAATGGCAGCACGAGCTGGGCTCCTGAGTCGAATAGCCGACCGCCTTTCATAATCGGCTGAAACACTGGGGGCAAAGCCTTGGCCAACATCAAGTATTCCGAACTGCTGGACGAAGTGCTGCCGTATCTGGCCGCTGACCCGTCCGACCCGGTGACGGAGAACGCCATCAAGCGTTCCGTCATCGAGTTTTGCTCCGGTTCGTGGATCTGGAAACATCTGCCCGATCCGCTGGATGTGGTGGCTGGCGAGAGCGCCTACGACCTTGAACCGCTGTCAGGCTCCGATGTGGCCAGCGTCATTGCCGCAGAGCTTGATGGCGTGCCACTGGCACCCAAGGACGTGGCCTGGCTGAACAAGGAAATCCCGCGCTGGCGCACCGTGGCCGCCCGCCCCAAGTATTTCACGCAGGTCGATACCGAGCAGGTGATTCTGGCCGCGCTGCCGGATGCCAACATCACGGCTGGCCTGACGCTGACGCTCGCGCTGCAACCGTCGCAGGCCGCCACCAGCTTTCCGAAGTGGATCTTCAATCAGTACCTCTACGTGCTGGCCGAGGGTGCGCTTGCCAAGCTGATGATGATGCCTAACAAGCCATGGACGGATATTCAGAACGGCGCCGACCGCCGCACCAAGTTCGAGGCCGGTATTGCCAACGCCCGCGCTTCTGCCGTGTCGGCACTGGGCAGCGCACCGCAGCGCGTCACCGCCCAACATTAAGGAACCGCCATGGGAACGATCATTGCCAACAGCGTCATCGAGAAGGCGCAGACCATCCTGCAAGACACGACCGGCGTGCGCTGGCCTGTCGCCGATGAACTGCTGGGTTGGCTCAACGACGGCCAGCGTGAGGTGGTCATCCTCAAGCCCAACTCGCACGTCAAGAACATTGCCGTACGGCTGGCCGCTGGCACCAAGCAGAGCCTGCCCACCGACGGCGTGCAACTGATCGACGTGGTGCGCAACATGGGCGCAGATGGCAACACACCAGGCCGCGCCGTGCGCATCGTCATGCGCGAGATTCTGGACGCACAGGTGCCGAACTGGCACATCGCAACGGCTTCCGCCGACGCGAAGCACTACGTCTATTCCTTGCTCGATCCCAAGAACTTCTACGTCTATCCGCCGCAGCCCGCCGCCAATCAAGGCTACGTCGAGATGGTCTATGGCGCGGCACCCGCCGACGCCACGCTGAACGGGCCGATCACGCTGGACGACATCTACCAGAACGTACTGGTCGATTACATCCTGTACCGCGCCTACAGCAAGGACACCGAATATGCCGCTGACCAGAACCGGGCAGCGACACACCAGAACGCCTATATCGCTGCGCTTACCGGCAAGGCAAAGGTGGAAGTGGGGGCCAACCCCAATTCAATGGCTCCGGCCAATCCCAACGTCACGCCTAACACCCGCTAACTGAAAGGAGCATCGAAATGGGCGCTTTTAGCAACTACCTCGAAGAAAAGATCGTTGAGCACTTCTTGCGCAACAACGCGATCACCCCGCCAACCACGGTCTATGTCGCACTGTTCGGGTCCGATCCGGGCGAAGCAACAGGCGGCACCGAGACGGCCTACACCGGCTACGCTCGTCAGTCGGCCACATGGACGGCATTGGACGCCAACGGCCAGACAAAGAACGTCGGTGCCTTGACCTTCCCGGCCAACGGCAACGCATCGGCCAGCGTGACCATCACGCATCTGGCGCTGTACGACGCGGCCACCATCGGCAACCGCCTGTTCTACGCTCAACTGTCAGCCCCCAAGACGCTTTCGCCGGGTGACGTGCTTTCGTTCGCCGCCAACGCAATCGTCTTTGGTCTTGACTAAAGGGTTGAGGTTTCCTCAATCCTGACGTGACGTGAACGGGGCAGTTAACGGATTCTCGATCAATGGCACGGTACTTCCCTCTTGGGTAGTCCGTGCTGTTGTCGTTGCCACTGCCGCCGCGACCGTTGCCAGCAGCGAACCGACACGCACTACCTACGCCTCGGCGCACGGTGATGCCGCCGTCGTCGTCTCGCTGACCCAGACGCACACCATTCAGGCGCGTGCCATCGGCACAGCCTCAGTTTCATCCAGCATCGAACCGACGTTGAAGTTCGCCGGTTCCAGCGTGGCCACGGCCACGGCCACCGGTAACGGTGCAGTTCGCCGTGATGTGTGGGCCACTGCTGGTGGCGATGCCACCTGTACCGCCGACGCGCTGACCGCGCAGGCCATCGGCGAGGCGCAGGCCTTCGCGGTTTCAACCGTCGATCTGGCGCTGGCGCACATCATCCACCCAGGGCGATCCATCGCGCTTTGCGAGGCCAGCAACGCGGCCAGCGGTGACGTGACGCGCTACCCGACCGTGCTGCTGACCTATGGCTACTCCGGGCCGTCATGGGGCGAGGCCTCCGTCAAGCGCAGCGGCAACAACTACTTCGAGCACGACGGCTACAGTCTGGCCACCAGCACGGCCACCAGCCTGGTTGAGCAGGACAAGACCAAGATCATCGCCACGCTGGGCGCGTTCGACTTCGGCAACGGAACGTCGGGCGCCAACAGCTTCATCGTGTATTCCGCACGGGCCACCGGAACGGCCATCAACACGCCGCAGCTTGTCCCGGCCACACACATCTATCGACCGACAGCCAATGCCAACGCCACGGCAACCGGCACGGCAGACGCCACGCGAGTGGTCGTGCCGACAGCAACCGGGCTTGGCGAGTCCATCACCTACGGCCCGAAGGCACGCATCCGATACGCCAGCAGCGGGTCTGGAGCCATGGGGGCCAGTGTCGTGCAGGCGCTTGGCGTGCGCATGGCCATGGCGCAGCAGGACGGTGCCACAGCGGGCGCCACGCTGGCCGAAGGCATTGTGTTCGGCATGCAGCACTGGGGCGCAACAGACGTAGGGCTGGCTGGCGTCACCGTGCAATCCAAGGCCGATGTCGCCTATGCCGCCACCGGCATCGCTTCGCTGGCCATGGCCGTGACGCTGGACAGCACGCCAACGCTGCTGAAATTCGGTCAAGTCGACGCCGTGATGGCGACCGCGCTGGTGGGCCGCGCTTACGCCCTGGCCAACTCGGAAATCCGGGCGCCGGATGACCGCTACATGATCGTGGGGCAGGAAGATCGCGCCATGGTCGTTTCCACGGAAGAACGATTGATGGTGGTGACAGCATGAACCTCGGGAACTTTACCAAGCAGCCGGTCGAGATCATCGACTACGACATCGACTACAGCGAGTGGCTGACCGCAGGCGACAACGTGCAGGCCGCATCTGTCGAAGTGGCGCCCGTCGGGCTGATTGTCGAATCGACCTTCATCAACGACCCCCGCGTGAAGATCTGGGTTTCTGGCGGCACCACGGGCACCACCTACAAGCTGACCGTCACGGCCACGACCGCCGATGGCCGCGTCAAGCAGGACGAATTCAAGGTCAAGGTGAAGGACATCTGACATGACACAGGTTTTCAAGAACAACGCCTATGCGTCACTGGCCGCTGAATTGTCGGCAGCCGGTACGCTGGCAACCCTGGCTGCTGGGCAGGGGGCACGCTTCCCATCGCCTGCTGGCGGCGACTTCTTCCTGGCCACGCTGATCTTGCTGGACGGCAACGGCGCCGAGACGGCTTGGGAGATCGTGAAATGCACAGCACGAGCCACCGACGGCCTGACCATCGAACGGGCGCAGGAAGGCACCACGGCACGCATCTGGCCGGCTGGCACGCGCATCGAGTTGCGCACCACGGCTGGAACGCTGGACAGTTTCACCGATACCACGCAGGCCGCAGCAGCAGCACCCGTACAAAGCGTGTTCGGTCGCACTGGCGCCGTCATGCTGCAAAGCACCGACGTGACTGGTGCGCTGGGATTTACCCCGCTGGATGCAGCGCAGAAAAACGCAGCCAACGGCATCGCACCGCTTGGCGCGGACAGCAAAGTGCCTGCCGCGTATCTGCCGTCCTATGTCGACGACGTTCTTGAGTACGCCAACACAGCAGGTTTTCCGGCCATCGGTGAGACGGCAAAAATCTATGTGGCACTGGACACCAACAAGACCTATCGCTGGTCTGGATCGGCCTACGTGGAAATCAGCCCATCACCAGGCACGACCGATTCACTGACCGAAGGCGCGACCAACCTCTACTTCACCACGGCACGCGCCCGCGCAGCATTGAGCGCGACCGGAACCGTGTCGTACAACGCTGCAACAGGCGTCATTTCAGCAGAACTCACGTCTGGCTATGCCTCAAAGACCATTTCAGCAAACACCACATTGAACGCGGACACCGAGTACGAGACGGGCCGCAATCTGCGCGTCAATCATGGCGTCAAGCTGACCGTCCCAAGCACAACGCTGCTGATCGTGCGCAAGTACGCAGCAGGATCATCGCTTTAACAGGAGAAAACCATGTCCATGCAACTTGATTCAGCCAGCGGCTCCATCACCCTTGTCCCGGAAGATGGCGCCGGGAACGTCAATGTCACCGTGCCGCGCGGCGGCTTTGCCTCTGTTCCGCCCTACGGCCTGTTTGTCAAAGCAGATCCGGCAGCCGTTGCTTTCACCAAAACCGCTGCCGGCGCTGCCAGTATCAAGGCAGGCACCAAAGTTGATGTGGCCGGTACGCTGGTGCAGTTTGCAGCCGATACCGCAATCACCATGCCGACGCTCACGGCTGGCACCGACTACGCCATCTGGCTCAAAGATGATGCGACCATTCAGGCATCCACCAGCCACACGTCAGCACCAGACGCTGGCAACTGGCGCAAGATCGGCGGATTCCACTACGCGCCGGGTGGCAACGCTGCTGCGCAAGCGGGCGGTGACACTACGCCGGCCATCAATGCCTACTCGCTGTGGGACTTAAAGTTCCGCCCTGCGTGCTCTGATCCGCGTGGCATGACGCTGGTGGCCGGAGCATTCTGGTCAGACATCTATTTGCTGGGCGTGGATCACCTGACCAACGGCACGTCCAAGTACAACGTCACCATTGCGGACGGCAGCAGCCCACCCAAGATTCCGACCAAGTTCGGCGGCAACGGCACGAATGCCTACAGCACCATGAACTGGTGGGAAGCCAATGAAGTCTTACAGTCGTATGGAAAGCGGGCGCCAACCTACGACGAATTCGCGGCGCTGGCTTACGGTACGACCGAGGCAACCTCCAGCGGAGGCACTGACGTTCCCACAGCAGGCGCAACCGGAACCGGGGCAACTTCGGCATGGAACGTCTTTACTTCATGCTGGGGTTGTATTCAGTCGTCTGGCTGTATGTGGATCTGGGGCGGCGAGTTCGGCGGTGGGGCAGCAGCGGCAAGCTGGACGGCCAACACGGGCGGGCGTGGTTCCACGTACCAGATGGAAAACGCCGTGCTATTTGGGGGCGTCTGGGGCGACACGTCGAACGCCGGTTCACGTGCCTCGTACGGGGGCAACTCGCCCACGGCCTCGGGCAACAGCATCGGGGCGCGCGGCGTCTGTGACCACCTGATCCTTGACTAAGGCGGCGACAGCCGCCGGAACAATCCGATAGAACATGGAACCCGAAAAAGAAGTCGCGCAATGCTACGAGCAGATGAACATCGTCGAAAAGTACGAGACGGTCATCGCGTATCTGTACCCCATTGCGCAGAACATCCCACGCAAAAATGGCGTGGCCAAGGCCATGTTCATCGAGTGCCTGCTAGAGCAGGTCAAACTGATTGTGGAGGCCGGGAAGTCTGGACAGATTTCCCGCCTCTACGTCGCGGATGCGGGCCTCTCGCAACTGCGATTTTGGCTGCGGTTTCTGGTGAGCAAACAGGTTCGCGGCATCACGCCACACCAAGTCGAGACGGCACAAGTGCTGATCGCGGAGGTTGGGCGTCTGCTGGGTGCCTGGATCGTGAAGCAGAAACGCAGAGGGCAACATGGATAAATTCGCCGTGCTATTTGGGGGCAACTGGGACAACACGTCGAACTCCGGTTCACGTGCCTCGAACTGGAACAACTCGCCCACGAACTCGAACAACAACATCGGGGCGCGCGGCGTCTGTGAGGACAAGGAATTGGCATCACCTTTGCTCTGCTGTCGTTACGGCGCAGCAGGCCGGCCTTCTTCCATGTGGTCAGCCATGTTGTCCTGCTTCGGCAAACACCCTTGGGGGTCTGGTAGAGCGCCTAGTAGCCACCGTGTTGTGGCGAACGGCGCGGCCAGCTTTTGCCATGGGTAAGCGCCACGGACACCTGATCGAGCAGATTGCCAGCATGGACAATCTGCGCGATGCCTACGTCAAGACGATGCGCGGAAAGCGCCTGACTTGGGGATACCTTGAATTCAAGGAATACGCGGATATGAACTTGCGCAATATCCGCGAACAGTTGCTGGACGGCGCCTGGGTTCAAGGCGAGTACCGGCAATTCACCATCTACGAACCGAAACCACGTCTGATTTCCGCGCTGGACTTCAAGGACAGGCTGGCGCAGCACGCGCTGGTCAATGTCATCGGGCCAATTTTCGAGGCGTCATTGTTACCTTATACGTTCGCCTGCCGCGCTGGCATGGGCACGCACGCGGGCGTGCGGCACATTCAGGCAGAACTGCGGCGCACCCAGGCCACGCATTTCCTCAAGACCGATTACAGCCGGTTTTTTCCGTCGATTGACCGGGCACGCCTGCATCGTCTGATTGAGCGCAAGATCAAGTGCGACAAGACGCTGGCCACCATCAGGGCCATGGTGCCCAACACCGGGCACGGCCTGCCAATTGGCAGCCTGACAAGCCAGTTGTTCGCCAACGTCTATGGCGGCGTGATCGACCGCTTCATTCACTTCGATCTTGGCGCACGACACTGGGCGCGGTACATGGATGACATTGTGATCCTGTCCTCCAACCCCTACGAATTGCGCGACTGGTTCGAGGACATTGAAGAAGCCAGCAAGCAGCGCCTCGGGCTGGGCATCAGCAAGTGGCAAGTCTCGCCAGTGACGCGAGGCATCAACTTCCTTGGCTTCCGCATCTGGCCGCGCCACAAGCTGCTGCGCAAGCGATCAGTCGTCGGCGCAAAACGAAAGATCAAGCGATACCTGAAAGCAGGCGATCAGGAGTCGCTTGACCGGTTCATCGCCTCGTGGCGTGGTCATGCCGACCATGCCGATACCTGCAATCTGTTCAACCACCTGGAGAATCGCTATGGCATCCACTGTCATCAACACCCGTGAGGATCTTGACGCCACCACCGGCACGCCCGAGCACGATGCCTTTATGGCCATGCTACGCGGCACGCTCTACCGACTGGAGAAAGACGACAGCGCCGCAGTATGGCGTGCTGTTGAGGACAACAGCGTGATCGAACGCTTTGGCTTTACCCGTGCCGCCTTCCCCGGTGCTGTGGCGCCTGAGCTGCCGGCCTACGTGCCGCCGCCTTCTGATGTGCCGCAAGCGGTAACCATGCGGCAGGCCAGATTGGCATTGCTGGGCGCTGGGCTGTTGTCTCAGGTCAATGCCGCCATTGCCAGCATGCCGGGTGCGGAAGGCGAAGCGGCACGCATCGAGTGGGAATACGCGCAGGAAGTGCGACGGGATTCCGCGCTGGTGCAGTCGCTTGTCCCGGCGCTTGGCATGAGTGAAGCCGGCCTTGACGCCTTGTTCACTGCTGCTGCTGCGCTGTGATGGACTACGCGCTGTTCGTCATCGCCTTCCTGTGGGCTTTCTGGGCCATGTACGTGCTGGTGATGGGCATCTATCGCGCCCATCTGGCAAAGCGCATGACGCCCGTGACGCTGGCCCTGTCGCTGCCTTTTGTGGCGCTTGGCTACGTCATGGATGTGCTGGCCAACATCACTATTGCATCGGTGGTGTTTGTTGAACCGCCACAGGAAATACTGGTGACGGACAGGCTCAAGCGGCACATTAACCACGGCACGGGCTGGCGGCAGGCGCTGGCCAGTTATGTGTGCGACCACATGCTGGACATGTTTGACCCCAGCGGAAACCACTGCTGACATGCGCTACCACGTCATTCCGATCAACGATCTGCGCGAGCATGTGCCGTCACCTTCCTGCTGGTGCAGGCCGACGCCAGACGACGAACACGACGTTTTCACGCATCACGCCATGGATCGACGCGAGGACTATGAAAGCGGGCAGCAACGCCTGAACTAGCCGTCGAATCGCTTGGCACGTCCGCATAATTGAGCAATTCTCAATGGGGGCATCATGGCCGGATTCAAACTCAACCGATTCTCCGGGCTGCGACCACGCATCCCGGAGTCACTGTTGGGCGACAGTGATGCCACCGTCGCCGAAAACTGCGACTTCGCCTATGGCGAGCTACGCAACACCAAGGGCGGGTGGGCGTATCTCTCGCTGACCAACACACCGGCTGGACTCTACACCGACGACGGACTGTCGTTCTTCTCATGGACGGCAGACGTGAATGCCGTGCGTTCGCCGCTGGCAAGCGACACGTTCAACCGGATGTATTACACCGGCGACAACGGGTTCAAGGTAGCCAACCGGCTGGGCACGCGCATCAACGGCGGGGCGCCGTCCTCAAGCTATCTGGTAGGCGTGCCGCGCCCGACCGTGGCGCCCGTGCTGACCGCATTGCCGCCCACGCCGGTCAATTCCTCCAACGCGAACATCACGTTCCGGTTCCACTGGGAATACGGCGGGATCAAGTATCAGGAACAGGCCATCACGCCGACACCGCAGGGCGACAACACCTACCGCTTCACCCCGCCCGCCATCGCCGCCAGCACGCCAGATACCGCTTTCCCGGTGCTGCGCATGACGGCGACATGGAAAAGCGACAGTTCGCAGATCTTCGACCTCTACACCGGAAACTCGTCGTTCAACGGCGCGGCCAGCGGGCTGTACAGCCTGGACATGACCAAGGACGCGGGCGACACGACGACGACCTACACGGTGACGCTGGCCATCTCGGTCAAAGAGCAGGACAAGGAGACGCGGGCCTACGTCTATACCTACGTGAACACCTACGGCGAGGAAGGGCCGCCCAGCCCTCCGGGCCTTGTCACCACGTCGCCGATCATTGGCGTGTCGGTCAATGCGGTGAAGGATGCCGTCAGCGGCTACGCGCCGATCAAAGAAATCCGCATCTACCGCACACCGACGGGATCGACCATCGCCGACTACTTCTATGTCGGCACGCTGGGCGTGCTGTCCGGTTCCGGCTCTTTCATCTTCACGGACAACGTGAAGGGCGAGATGCTCAACGAACTGCTGTCATCGACCGAGTATTACCCGCCCAACCAGAACCTGACCGGCCTGATGCAGTTGCCCAACGGCATCCTGTGCGCATGGCTGGGCAACGAACTGCACTTCTCCGAAGCCTACAAGCCGTGGGCATGGCCGCCCAAGTACGTCAAGACGCTGCCCACCAACATCGTGGGCGGAATCGTGCATGGCTCCGGCGCCGTGGTGACGACACGCTCACACCCGCATCTGGTGTCGGGCGTCTCGCCGGATTCGATGACCGTCAGCAAGGTCAATGTCGATCAGGCCGGCTCCAGCAAGTGGTCAATCGCCGTGGTCGACGGCGTTGTGATGTATGCCAGCAACGACGGACTGGTGGCGCTGACCGGGGCCACGGCCAGTCTGATGCAGGGGCAGAAGTTCTTTACCCGCGAAGTCTGGCGCCAGCGGTACGGCGCCGGCCTGTCCTCGATGCGCTTTGCCGTCTGGGACGGGCGCCTGGTGGTCTATTCCTCGTCGGGCAGCTTCACCCCGTTCATGATCCGCTTCGACGAGGCCGACGGCACCATGACCGATCTGCCTGGGTTCGCCGCGCAGTGCTCGTTCCTCAGTACCTTGTCAGACCAGTTGTACTACGCAGCAGGCAACACCCTGTACCAGTTCAACGGCGGCACGGCCCAGAGCGCGGCATGGCAATCTGCCGAGCGCGTGCTACCGCGCCCGCTGAACTTCGGCGTGGCGCAAGCACTGGTGGAGGGCAACTGGTCGCTGGAGCTGTGGGCCTACGTGAAGAACCCGACCACGGGCACCTTCGAGTACCAGTTGAAGCACACCGAGGCGCTGGCCGGAGGCCTCAAGAACTTCCGCCTGCCCGGTGGGTACGAGTCCGACCGCTACCGCATCAAGATCGCGGGCGCCGGTCGATTCCGTGAATTGCGCGTGGCGCAGACCTTCCGCGAGCTATCCACCCTATGAGCACAACACAGACAAATCGTGGCGTTCCTGGCATCCCATTGGGGGCAATGGATGCCGTGCAGGACGAGAATGCCAGAATTGTTCTTCAGGCAATCGTAGATGGATTGAATGTCCGCAATGGAGCAACCGGCGCAGGTGACATGGCTTTTGTCACACGAGGCGAACTTGCCGGAAGTCAGTCCGCGCTGTCGATGGGCCTCTCGCGCCAGATCGACGACTACACGACACAGGTTCGCAAAATCACGCCGGGGATGATTAGCCAGGTCATCAACGATCTGCAAGCCCAGATCATGGAGTCCAAGCTGTTCAAGGATCTCGGCGAGCGAGTGAATTTGATCGACAAACCTGGCGGCATCTTCGACCGTCTTGAGGCGGCTGAACTGGTGCTGGTGCAGGAAACGAACCAGCGCATCGAGGGAGACACGGCCCTATCGGCAAGGCTGGACGTAATGGGCACGCGAGTCGGTACCGCCGAAGCGGCCATCTCAACCGAGACAACCCAGCGCGTCAATGCCGACAACGCCATCCAGCAGACCATCAGCACGCAGTACGCCGCCGTCAACAACAACCTGTCGCTGCTGCAATCGAGCCAGACCACGACCGCCAACAACGTCGCTGCGCTGACCACGACCATGCAACAGGTGCAGGCCCAGGTGGGCGCCAATGCCGTGGCCATCCAACAGGAGACACAGGCCCGCGCCGCCGCCGATGGCACCCTGTACGCGCAATGGACGCTGCGCGTGGATGTGGCAGGCCGGGTGTCGGGCTTCGGCCTGGCCAGCGATGCGAACGTCTCCGACTTCATTGTGCGGGCCGACCGGTTTTCTATTGCGAGCCCGAGCGCGACGGATGGCATCACGCCTAAGATTCCGTTCATCGTCGCCACTACAGACCAAGAAATCAACGGGCGCATCGCACCGGCGGGGGTTTATCTCGAAGAGGCATTTATCAAAAACGGAACCATCACCAATGCAATGATCGGCGTGGCGGAAATT